TGACAAACAAAACAAAAGGTGTGGCCATCTGTGTACAAGCTGTTGCCATCAGATGAACCACATGTTTCACATGGTACGTGTCTTACAAACTCGCTTGTCATGTGAGCCAATCGAGTGGAATGTTAGTCCATGAGGACCAGGGGATGCCAAGCTTTTCGCAGTACTTGGCGTACGTTGTCTTTGATTTTTTAGAAATAGTGTTATATGGAGCTTGAAAGACCATACGCAAATCAATCTCAGGATTCTGCTCTTTAACAGCTTTTACCTTACGACGATCAGCTACATCCCAATATCCTTTACATTCCAACCAGACCCCGTTTGGAAGAACGAAGTCTGGCGTATAGGAATGATGGATTACATATGGGATCTTGGTGCTTTCGTACTCATACTTGACACCTAGGTCTACGAGAAGATCAGCAACCTTCTCCTCCAACCCGGATCTGAATGCCATCTACATTGATTGTTTTTTTGATATAAGAAACGCCGCGATACTTCAGATTCTGCTCACGACGAGCAGCTTGCTGTTCACGGACCCGTTGACGAAGTTCGACTGTAGGCATGATTAACAATGAAGTACCTGACCCCCGTTCCATGATCAGGCGACATGCGTCCCATTGGGATGAACGTACGTTTCTTACTTTTTCTTAGCTGTCTTAGCAGCACGCTTGAAGTTTTTGGCCGTCGGTGCACCAGGTGCGCCAGGCTTTCTCATCTTTTCACCACTGCCAGCAGCAATGCGCTTACGCTTGGCGTGGATGTTTGCGTAGAGTCCAGGTTTAGCCATTTAGCATTTCCATTTACGAAGAGCAAGTGCTTTACGAGTAGGTCTACCTTTGGAATCCTTCATTGGACCTTTGACCCCACCCATACGAGCACAGAAAGATTTTTTACGTTTACCGCCACCAGGCTGTGGAGCCTTGAGGTTTGATCCGGTTTCACGATTGTATTTTTCACGGCCAGCTTTTGTCAGCCCTCCGGTACGGGACTTATGCTTGCCGATCTTTAGGCTGACGTTCTTAGCCATTACTTTTTGTAGCCTCCCTTGCCGCCTTTTTTACCGCCGCAAGATCCTTTACCTTTGTGTGCCATTACTTCTTCTTCATGTTTTTAGCAATTGCCTTTGCAACAGCAGCTGGCATTTTTGGATTCTTTTTCTGCAGCTTTGCTGCTCCGTTTTTAGCAGGGGGACGACCGCGTTTTGAGCCGTATGTTCCAGGTCCTTGTGGCATTACCAAACTCCAGGGATAATTTGTCCAGTCAGTGCATACGCTCCGAGCGCAGCCATGACACCTAGCATTGCTAGACGTCCGTTGAGCTTTTCAGCTCGTTCGTTATGTGTTTCGTAGATGGGTGTCATTAGAAGTCATCCTCTGTATTTACTTGTACGTTCGGTTCGTTTGCTTTGAAACCTTGCGTCTTACCGAACAGTTCCGCAACGTCCTCTGGTGCCATGTCACCTGTATCAACACCAGCCTGGCCATTACAAGTAACAACCTGGACACCAACCAACTTAAGAGACGTACCATAAGTAACGCCATCTTTGAGGATGTATGGCTTCTGGTAGAACGCAAGTTTAACTTTGCTTCCAGAATAGACTGGTGTGCGATCATCAGTGATCGCTGTGCCTTCAGTGTCAACAACAGGTGGTTTCGTCTCTTCGTTCCAACTGAACTTGACCGTGTATTTTCCATCTGCTACCTCTTCCCATGGCTCGGGTTTAAGAACAGAACGTTTTGGATTCTTTAGTTTTGACTCAGCCCACTTAAGGGTGTCAGTCCTGTCGTCCTCTAGCTTGTTAATCATGTCTTGATCAACAACGGCTTTCAATGAGTAGCCAAACTTGGACGGTTGCAGTACAGCCTGATAGCCCTCAAGGACAACAGGCTCGGGTGTAACAAATGTGGTTCGTGCCATTAACAGAAAAAATAAGTAGATTCAATCACTGACTCTGGATTCAATGTGTCAATGATCGGTGGATCAGACTCAGCGCCAATTTGATGACCCCAAGCCGTTAAGTAGTCGTGCTCTGCAAACAAATGCATGTATGTCTCTCTAACAATCGTAGAAAGAATAGACATATCAGTAGCTCTACACAAGACAGAGTCATGTATCAGCGCAATAGGAGCATCAAAACGAATTGCAGATAGATGCAGCAGTGACGCATCAAGAGAGTGGATTAAGTTGGGTGCAGTTGCATTCTTGTGGTGGTTCTTATCGACTTCATTGGTATCACCTTCAGCAACAGTAACCTTACAACTACCAAGTAGTTGCAACTCAATTCGTTTTGTATCCTTCTTCATTAGCTTTTGTCTTACAACAAAGCCTGAAGGTGTGACCCAAGTTAACTCTTGAAGCCCGCGGTCAATAGCGTTGCTCACTTCTTGTTCTATCCATTTCATGACCCGCATAGGACCAGGAACGATGACATCCATCGCATCACGTACAGCCTTGACAACAGCAGTTAGATCTTCCTTTTCTACATCTAACCCTTTCTCTTTCAATGCTTCACGGATGTAGCTACGATTAGAAAAAGGTTTAGCGTTATAAGGAACAGTCATCACTGTTCGTTTTGTTGTCTTCCTGTCCATGTACGGACGGATATGTTCTGGTACGTGTGGCTTAGCTTGTTCAGCTATAACCTTGTATGCATCCTGTGGCCGATCACTAGGAAGTACATTGACTAACTTTGCTGTGCTGGCATCTCTTGCCAATCCGGCAAGAATTTGTAGCCCACTGCAGGTAGCATCCACAGCGATAGGCAAGTTAGTGTAATTACGGTCACAGTTGATGACACAATGATAGTATTCATCACAGGCAGCAAGGAAAGTCCAAGGTTCGTCGGCTCCTTCCCACTCTGAGCGGTTGTCAATTGGGTCTTTTGCAATTCGTGTAATTAGATCTTCATTTTCAGCTACCCATGCCAACCGTTCCGTCATTGGAGCCTTGTCCAAGCCGTAGGTTGTAGCAACCTGAAACGCAAGCCATTGCTCTGCTTCAGGTGTCATGAATGACTGTTCATGGAACAATAGTAATGACTTACCAAAGTCCGTATCTTGTGGTGTAAGAAAAGCAGGGATAGGGTAAGCCCTACCCCTGTAATCAAACGACCAAGGAATAAAGAACTTCTCTTTATCCTTGAATTTTTTAACCGCATTCATTGTCATGCGTGTACGACATGACTTGTTAAATGCTTGTGCGTTGATGTTGCATACCTCCGCAGCTCGTCGCCTGTAATCAAGACGTGCTTCCGCATTGTCAGCGATGTCAGGTGGCTTAGGTGGAAGAGGTATCTCAACAATCGGTATGAACTTACCTACCTCGATCCCTCTTTCCAGTAATGTCTCAGCGACACCAACAATGAAAGGATTCAACGTGTAGGCAACCTTCTGAATCTTGTTCAGAAAGGTAACAGGTGTTTCCCCCTGTATAAGTGTCGGATCGCCCCGACGAACCATGTCATACCCACGCATGACTTCGTTCAGAAGGTAGCCGCCGTGCTTCCCCTTTGTTGTCCAATCGTTCGGTTCAATCAGCATCGGCCAAGCTAGTGGACTAAAAAGCTCAGCCTGCATCATGATTTCTTCCTTGCGTTCTAAAAATGCAGGTGTAGGTACAAGTTCAATCTTGTGAGATTTCCGTCCTTTGTTGGTTGTATGTTTCATGAAGTAACCACTGACTTCACAAATACAGTCAGCCAACCACGTACCTAGCTTGACTCGATTGACTTGACCCCAAGGTTTCCAATGGTCAACGTCATATCGGTTCATCAACGTGGTGATGACCTTGACCTTTTGATGTGTACCGATTGAACGGTGGAAGTAGTTGTCTTTGATGACCTTCAGCAGACCCGGCACGCTGCGTTCGTAGTGACGCATCATGCATTCGTTTTCTACAGCCTGACCAATTGCACTAGTAATGTTAGTGACAGTGGATGTATTCACTCTGACACTGAACACACGATCAAAGATGACCTTCAGTGCAATAGCTGCAGCCGCTTCAGATTCTAAACCCGCTAAGTATTGACGGATGTGAGCAAACGATCGGGCTGTCTTACCTTCGTTTACCCGGTTTGCAGTGTCCTGAATACGTGCAACCACAAGAGGGAGCACGTCGTCAATAGACACAACTCCGTAAACAGCAGCACTCGCATAATTCTTTTGTTCTAGTTTGTGTGTGTTTTCTTGTAACAACTTCAGACCTTGTCTGATTTGTTCTCGTTCAAGCTCAACTTGTTCTTCTATTTCTGCTGGTGTAGCCAATGAGAATCCGCGTTAGATGTGGGGTTTAGTTCCTTACCTAAGTGGAACTGTGATTCTGAAAGGAAAGTCGGGACGCGGATCCCAACCTTTCCACTAATGAAATCTAGTCCAGGTGGAACCTGAAACTAGCGCGTCTACCAATTCCGCCACATCCGCGTGTGGATTCCAGCGATGAGACTCGC